TGGTTGAATGTCCTTGTGTTTAACAAACACAATTGTATGCACCTGATTGTTGTACTTAATGGGCAAATCCAAGTGTACACTAATTCTTGGTCCTTCTATTTCATTGATCATGGTATCATTGCCCACACTGCCCACAAACGGAATTTTGTTCCACTTGCCTATTACACGATCTCCAATGTAATAAGTGGGCTTGTAGCCCACTTGGTTAAAATAGTCAGTGAGACTGCCCATGTCAAGTCATTCTTAGTCGACGCAGCCCATAGTTTGCGTAGGCAATTGCAAAAGAAATACCAGCCCAGAGATAATCTCCTTGTGCAAGTTCGTAAATTCCTTGCGCAGTAAAAAAGCCAATCATAAACCATGTAATAGCATCCTGATTAGCCACATACCATGTTCTGAATTTGTTCATGCTATTTTCCTTTCGTGCACACCGTTTTCAAATTGAGCAAACAGCTCTTCAAACTTGTGATGATAAACAGAGGCCAATGCTTCAAAATCGGCACTCTCTGCGCCTCGCTTGGCCAAGAGTTTGACATCGTCTACCATGTTCCAGCATTGCATGATGCCTTGCTCAAAATCAAATCGATCAAATTTTACAGTGTCAGTCATTACCATTCCTTTCGTGTTTGTTTGGCCTCAGACCAAACCTTTTTCAAAATTTCCCATATAGGGTGCCAAAAATATCCTATCACTAAACCATACACAAATGGCCCCAGGGCCGCAAAGAAGTCATTCATATCAACTCCTTAGGGATAACTTGGATCACGTTCGGCCACAACAGGCACTTCACGCCATTCTGACCATTGCATGTTTACAGTACCAGTACTAATCGATCCACCTGCGGGCAGTGCCCGAATGGTAGCATCGTATTGTTGACGATACTGTAGTACCTTGGCACCCTCTACAGGCACCAACCAACGTATTTCTATCATTTGTTTTCCTCGTAGTAGGCATATTGACCCCAAGGAGGAACAATAGTTGTGGTGCCATGCAAGATAAACACTGTTTCGGTATAGTTCTCATCGCCCCAGCTACCAAACGGATAACCGTCTGTGAACATCACAAGCCGCTTGGGCTCAATCTCGTTTTCTTTTAAATAATTGAACACACAGTCAAAGTCTGTGCCACCACCACCTTTGACTTCGTAGTCGCAGATAGTATCCAAATTGTCGCTGTCGTATTGAGCAGGGTTGTATGCTTCAGTGTCAAAAGTTACAACGTGGATTCGATATGCAGGAAACGAGTCCATGATACCTTGGATTTCACTCAAGAAGTCCTTGAGCATGCTTTCGGAGATACTACCCGAAGCGTCTAATGCTACAGCAATATCAATCATGGGATCCAGCTTCATGCCTGGCATCACAGCATCCATGTGCCAGCCCTTGCGACTGGCTCGCATCCAGGTGTAGTCGCTCTTGATGGTGCTCTCCAACTGCATGCGAAGCAGTTCGCGCCAGTTCATCTTGGGCTCGGTGAGATCTTGAATCAGTCGCTTGACACCGGCTGGGATATTGCCAGCACCATCCACAGTGGCTGCCGCCGCCAACATGGCTTCTTTGATCTCGTCACGAATTTGTTGACGTTCAGATTCGCTCAACCTGGGGCGACCCTTGCCACTGCCGTCTATGTCACCATCACCACTGCCCTCACCATCGGGGTCACCATTGCCGTCCAAGTGCTCGTCTATCAGTTGATCCAGCAATTTGCCAATGTCAATTTTTTCGGCTTTCTCGTACAAGATATCGTAGATCTCTTCCGAGCTCATGCCATCGTACTTGGGATCGTGCAAGCAAGGTACAGTGGTGATCTTCTCACCCACCTTGTGCTTGATCAAGTCTGCGTTGACAGCAAAGTCATTGGCAATGTTAAACAATTGAGGGTCACGCTCACCACGACGCCCAAAGTGATCATAAACACAATGCAACACTTCGTGCCCAAACAAGAATTCAATCTCTTTGGGGCGGAGCATGTCTACAAAGCGACTATTGTAGTAGAAGTGACGACCGTCGGTGGCCGCGGTGCCGCACCATTCGTCTGCATTGACCAGCTTGAGGCGGGTAGCCAAGTTGCCAAAGAAACTAGCACGAAGCAAGAGACCCACACGGGCAGTGATCAGTTTCTCACGTACCTTACGATCCAGCGCCGGATCCGTTGGGCCAATTAGATTGGCAAATTTTTCTTTGTCTTCTTTGGTAGCAGTTGTGCCGCTACGGGCATGCAGAACATTAGGGTTAAAATATTGCATGTGAGTCCTTGTGTGAATATGTGTATATTATAGCAAATTGGCGAATTTAAGTCAACTGTTTTATGCCTGTAGCAAATAGTATACATTTTTGAGGTCTTGAGCGTTTTACAGCAATTCTTTAGGTGATCTCTGTGTCTTGCCCTACAGAATCGTTTAAATAGCGCAGTATAAACCAACTCTGTGTACTTTCGTTGTAAAAATCCAGGTGTACTTGGTCCTCGTAGTGCATGGTGGGACCGTCTTTTCTTGCATGCTCGTTGGGCACTAGTCCACGATGGTAGCGATATGTGAATCCCAACTCGCGTCGCAAACGTGGCCTTATGGCCATGCCCATGCCATACTCCTGTAGGATTCGTGCATAGATATCTGACCATTCCCCAGGCCTGTGAAATACAATCAGATTCTTTTTAACTGTTACTTTCATTTGGGTGTGCCAATACAAACCAGTTTAGTTCTTTGTCACTATTTAAATAGATGCGGTAGTCTCTGTACTGTACCGAATACGCCCAGTGTTGGTTGATGTCATCTTCTTGGACCGCAGTATTAACAGGATCTGCTTTGCGGAGTTTCAGTCGGGCACGAGTCTCAACATCTTGACTCCAGCCCCAAGTCTGGTTCATCCAACGACGACTACGATCAAAGTCTAGTACGCCAGTGCCGACTCTTGCGCTTTTAGAGAATTCCAGCATGTAGTTAAAACTAGCTTTGTGGCTGTGTCGATGATCTAATTTGGTTACTTGATATCTCATGGTATAAAACAGAAAAGGGCCTAGGCCCTTTTCCTATCTCCTATCAGGCAGAAGCTTGCAGGATGTACTTGCCATAACGGCTGTGAAACTCGTCAAAGTTCTTGAGCTTGGTAGGCAGGAATGGCAAGTCGTATGTTGTCAATGCAATACGAGCACCCATCACAACCAGTTCTGTCTCAAAGTTCTTCATCATGTAGCCTAGGAAGTTATCGGCCATCTCGTGGAACTCTTTGTCGGCAATCTTGTTCTCAACACCGGCCTTGAGCTCGTAGCACATGGAGATCACCAACGAGTACATGGCACTGACTTCTTTGACGTTCAAGTCCTTGACCTTGCCTTTAAGAATATCCACAGGGTTGGGCATCTTGCTGGCAATCTTGCGGTGAGCCATAAACTTAACAGCAAGCCCTTCGCCTACTGTACCAGCAATCAAGTTAGTAAGAGTGTCATTGTCTACAGACTCGTCGCTGAGCAGTTGGCTCACAAAAGTCCACGAACGTGGTGTAGCAAACGCACGGCTGGCACTCTTAGCATCAAAGTCGTAGAGGTCTTGTTTAGCAAAGCTCAAGTAACCCACAACGTCCTTGTGGATCTTGTTCTGTACAGCCCACTCTTGATACGAAGCAAAGTCCACTTTCATCTCTTGGTGGATGAAACGGTTTGCCAGCGGAGTCGGCATACGATATGTAACGCCTTTGTCGCTTTCACGATTGCCTGCGGCAACCATCACAACATTGTCTGGCAAACGGAACTTACCAATTCGACGATTCAGGATCAGCTGGTAGGCAGCCGATTGCACTGAGGCAGGGGCAGAATTAAGTTCGTCCAAGAACAAGACCACAATAGGATACTGGCTGGCCAGTTCTTCGTCGGGCAGTTCTACTGGAGGAGCCCAGTCCATCTTGCCCAAGTCTTTGTTATAAAAAGGAATACCACGAATGTCAGTGGGTTCCATCTGACCCAGGCGTAGGTCAATCATGAGTCCACCTAGCTCACGGGTAATGCCTTCTACCAGCTCACTCTTGCCGATGCCTGGAGGACCCCACAGGAACAAAGGTCGTTGTACTTTGAACGCCAAGAGCAGGGATTTACGAGCTTGGACGGCTGTGACGGTGCGGGTATCTGACATGGGATTGCCTTTCAAAAAATGTTATTAAGCAGTTATTGTAACAAATTGGAATTTTTTGGTCAACTGTTGATTGTTGCAAAAGGACTACAGTTTTCTAATTGAATTTGCTCAACAAGCTCTGCAGCCTCAACAACAAAATGAACAGGAATTTCTAGTTCGCGGGCCACTTGTGCAAAGCTCTTGCCTTGCTCTAACAAGTACTCGATATCGAGTACTAAATCTCTCATCTTGCTCATTGCAGTTCCTTTGCTGTCTAAGTGCTTGTATTATAGCAAATTGCGAATTTACAGTCAAAGAAAACCCTGCTCAGAGCAGGGTTTTAAAAAGTAATACTTGAGTACTACATTGTAGGACCATTGCCGTTTGTAAACCCAATTTTGCCGCCTTCTGCTTCAATACGCTTGTAGACGTCTTCTAACAAGATGGGACGGAAGTCGGTTTGCTCCACGCACACACAATGGTAACGAGTGTCGTTTTCTGTCGAGTACAACACAGCGCCAGTTCGGGCATCTACACCACGTGCTCGCTTAACACGACTGGCATGCAAGTGTCCGTGAATGTTGGTACCAAAGCGACCCAACGAAGCCTCATGCACAGGAATGTGACTCAAGATCATTCCGTTTAAAACGTGGTATGCACGTAACTCGCGGAAGTATTCGTAGTATTCCGCGTCGCGGAAGATGTCGTGGTTGCCGCGGATCAAGACCTTGTCGCCGTTCAGGCGGCTCAACGTCTTTAACGCCTTGCGGTTGATAACAACATCACCCAAGTGGTATACCTTGTCGTTGGAACGAACAGTGTCGTTCCAACGACGGATCATTTCCTCATCCATTTCGTCGGGATCTGACCATGGGCGTAATTTCACCTCAGGATCATCTGGGTGTGTAAATCGGCACACACCAGCATGTCCAAAGTGTGTGTCACTGACTAAAAATGTAGCAGGCATAATTCCTCCTTAAACAGTTATCCAATCATCCGAGTCACGGTATTCAATGCTTTCGCTACCGTCATACTCGTTTATCTTTATGTGTTGTCCTTGATCAACCCATTCCACAGCCAAATCACCAATGCCACCTAAGTAAGCATTAGGCCACTTTACTGTAGCATAGGCCAATATCTGTTCTTTATTGCCTTTGAGTACAAGATCTACTAGACCCGAGTCAAACAGCATGTCAGGATATTCGTAGTTCCATGTGTACCATCCTGCGCCAAACCCTGGCGATACCAACACAGCAATCTTTCCGTCTTTTACTAATTTGTTCATGATAATCTCCTGGATGGGAGATTACCTCTCCCATCCTATGTTAGTGTTTCTCCAATCATTGGCGTGATCAAAGGGTTGTTCATCGCTGTCGTACGTCCAGCCCAGTTGTCGCATCAGCTTCTGTTTGACTCGCAAGTTAGGGATTCGTGTGCGTTCTGCATCCTGAAACCCCATCATCACGCCAACTTCGGCTACAGCACCTGAACGGCACAGGCCAGCATAGCAATGCACAACCACATTCATTTGATTGGACAAAGCATGCTTGAGCAAATTCACAATTTCTGCGGCTTGTGCATCAGAAATTTTTGCCTCATCAGGGAAGCCGTCTGTGTCCTCTGCATCCAAGAATTCAAACTGGTGAATCTCTCGGAACTCATGAGCAGGTGTGGGCCACCAAGTGGGGCTGGGATCCATGATCTGGATCAGCATTGAGTTTGGGCCAGCTTCGTGATGGAAGCGCATGGGCACATCAGCGGCTGCTACGTTTTCAATCCAGGGCATATTGTTCTCCTAATACAGCATTATAACATGCCCGAGATCTGATGTTCAACCAAAAGTTCTGGGCGTTCTGTGTTGCTGTCGAGCAGCAACATGCGGGTCTTTCAACAGGTACTCCATCCCTACTTTGCCTTGTTCAATTTCCAGCAAGGTAGTGACCACAGCACCGTGGCGATTTTCTTCAATCTTCACAGCGTCTCCTCGACGCAGTTCTCGAACTCGTCGAGCCGCTATCAGCACTAGGTCGTAACGATTGCCGATGGCTTCGGCTGCGGCTTGACTAGTGAGTCCAGCTGTGGGGTCTTTGAGTGCTCTCATTCTGGGTCCTTTGGTATAATACCGTTTGAGTGTCGATCTGAAGTTTTTTCTGTATCCTGGAACAATCGCTGTTCCTGAATTGTTTTCTCCCCGAAAAACTTTCGAGGATTGCCACACATCACGCAGTTAGAATCTCCGCATGTTGTGGCATGTACTTTGGCCAGCCTGTGCTCAGGTCCAGTGGGAAAACCATGAGCTTTGGCAATTTTGCTTTGTTTTGCTATAGCAGCCTCGTCTTTGAGTCTGCGTCGAGAATTCTTGAATCGATCTTGTTCTGTGCTCATAACTGGTATAAACTTGTTTGATGATACAATGACATTGTAACAGTTTTTTTAAAATTTGTCAATTCACATTTGTGTCAAGATCAACCAATTTGCTCAAAAAACTAGTGTAATCCAACACAGTGTGACCGTCGTGTATGGTTTTGTCTACCCAAGGAACAAGACCGTTGTTGGTTCGGTCACCAATTTTGATATTAGACTCACCTAATATGTTTGCTGTTTCATTTAGTACTTCACCTAATACAGCGCGGATGTTAGAGTTACGCTCTTCGAGCACCCGTAAAATAGGCAATTCAAATTCCATAAAGAATCCAAAATCACTTTGCTTGTCTGCTTGCCATGCTTGTGCATCGAATCCTGGATAAAGTCGTTTACGCATGGCATCCTGTACATAACGACTCATCTTAGTAGCATTGCGTGTCTCCAGGGTTTCATTAAGATTGTGTGCTCGGTTAACCAGTGGATCCTTGCGACAAAGGTCCAGTAATTCATACCAACCACGTATGGCCAACTCTGGCAAGTCCGGTGTCCAGTAGAAAAGTTCCCAAATTACATTCTCCGGAAATCCGTTACCCTTGGTACAATAACTGTACAGTCTTAATAGTCCTTCGGGAAAGAATGCTCTTGCGACTGTTTCATTTTGAATAATACAAGGCTTATCTAGTCCTGTAAGTAAGCAGGCACGTTTACCTGCACTACGTTTTTCTAATCCTGGATCTTTAGCAACACTTAGCCAACGACCAAAGAACACGCCAGGTTTGGGTCTTGAGTCTCGCATCACCTGCTCAGGGTCATCAAAGGATTTGTCTACAATGTCTAACCATTCTATTGTGGTAACATTAGTATTTGGGTGTAGTTGCTTAAAATGTTCTGCATAAGGAACAGCATGGTACATGATTTCACCGTACCAGTTAGATGGGTTTTGATTATTAAACTCTGTGGATTTTTCTAGTTCTGGTGTAACAAAAATCACAATATCATCAATGTGTAGGCCTTCTTTAGCAAATGTTTCAATAAT